GCACTGTGGTCGACCTGACGGCGCTGGTGCGGACGTACTTCCAGCCCGGGGCCGGCAAGACTGACGTGCAGTGGAGCGACCAGCCTGTGCCTGAGTGGGACGGTCATCTGGATGACCATGAGCTGATACAGGCCGCACGCAAATCCAAGTCGAGCAATGTGTTCGCCGGCAAGGCCAGCTTTGAGGATCTGTGGACAGCCAACGTCACTGTGCTAGCCGGCTGCTACCCGGTACAGAACAACACCGCTGCCTATGACGAGTCGAGTGTCGACGGCGCGCTGGCCCTGCACCTGTCATTCTGGACGGGCAAGGACTGCGAGCGCATGCTGCGAATTATGAGGATGTGCACCGCACTGACCCGTGACAAGTGGAAGCGCGCAGACTACCTCAAGGTCACGGTGTCGTCCGCTGTGGGGTTAGGAGGGGATGTCTATGGCTCGGGCAAGGTACCGCCGCCGATCGCAACACAGGGTGTCGCAGCACCAAGGCCAGTAGTGGAGCCGGGTCCCATGCTGGGCGCACACACTGGTAGGAATAGTGACGCGCTCATTGGGATGATTGAGTTCAGGGATCACTTCAGTGACTGGGTCTATCTCGAGTCCCCCCACAGAATGCTCAATGTGAGTACGGGCAACCAGACGACCCCGGTGGCATTCAAAGCAAGGCACGGCGGGCATGAGTATTATCTGGGTGAGATAGACGGTAAGGCCATCCTCGAGAAAGACGCCTTCAAAGCCTACACCGAGACCCGATGCTTCGACATGCTGAAGGTGCGCGATGCTAGGTTCAGGCCAGACCTCCCAGTGTCAACCATCTCAACCGAGGCCGGTGAAAAATACATCAACAAATATGTGCCACACATTCCAGCACGGGCCAAGGGGATGGACGTGTCACCCTTCACCAACCAACTCAAGAGGATGTTCCCGTTCGGTGACGACACCCTCATACTGGTCAGCTACATTGCCGCCGTGGTCCAGAACCCGGGCAAGAAGTTCCAGTGGGCGCCAGTGATGGTAGGCGCCGAAGGCAATGGTAAGACCTTCGTAATGACGTGCCTCGCTGAGATAGTGGGTAGTCAATTTACAAGGGCACCCAGCCCGGACGATCTGGGCAACAAATTTAATGCGTGGATGGACGGCACATTGCTGGCGGTCATCGAGGAGATCAACGCCAAGGGCAACCATGAAATAATGGATGCGGTGAAAGTCTTCATCACCAATGAGCGTGTCGAGATCCAACCCAAGGGTGTCGACGCATACTCCACACTGAACTTCGTCAACTTCATTCTCGGCACCAACCACATCGATGGTGTGCCAACCAATGACGGCACCCGGCGGTTCTGCGTGCTGGTCGCCAACCAGATGTGTATAGATGACATGCACCGTGACTTCCCGGAACCCGACTACTTCCCCGACCTGTGGAACTGGGCCAAGCATGAGGGCGGCTATGCTGCCATCGCAGAGTTCCTGCTGACCATGGAGATCGATGAGCGGTACAACCCGGCGGGCAACTGCAGGCGCGCACCGAAGTCCACAACGAGTGATCAGGCCGTCGCTGCATCATTGGGGGTCGTGGAGCAGGAGATAGCGGCATGCGTCGAGGAGGAGCACTATGGATTCTCTGGAGGATGGGTCAGTAGCAAGAAGCTCGACGAGATGCTCAAGGAAAGGGGGCTCGACAAGAGGGTTCCTCGCAATGGGCGCAAGGCAGTGCTGGAGTCAATGGGTTATGTGATACACCCCGGGCTGCCCAGCGGCAGGGTCAACAACCTCATATCGAAGAGCGACGGCAAGCCCACACTGTACGTCAAGAAAGACTCGATCATGGCGCAGAACCACGGCTCACCACCGGAGATTGTGGATGCGTACGTCAAGGCACAAATGCCGCCACCAATGATAGGAGAGGTGCCACATGGACAACTCAAAAAGTGACCCGGGTTCTCACTACCGGTACACATACAGCAGGAAGTTAAAAGAGAGCGAGATAGAATCGGGCCATGTGACTATCAAGCTGGACCCCTACCGCATCGCACTGATCTATCAGATTGGGGGCGGGCCTCGGGAGCATATATTTAAGAAAGCCCTCAGGGGCCGCGATAAGGGTCACAATGATGAGGACATGTATCTAGAGATCATAGCCTGCGCAAACAGGGCTCTGGAAATGATTGAAGAAAATCGCAATTAACTAGTTGACGGCCCCGTCAATTTCAATTAAGGTGAAATCTCAAGTCGGGGCACAACGTCCCGGCAAGGAGATCCAGACCACCATGAGCTACCAGAAATTGATCGAAGCAGGCAAGAAAGTTTCACTGAAATCTATAGTCGAAGCCTTGGCCGCTAATGATTGGGACGTTCTGTACTTCTCAAGCGAGGAGCAAGTCGCCCAACTTATCGACGCAGGACGGATAGACGAGGACTTTGCTAGCCGCCATTTTCAGTACGCAGAAGAAATGGCGCACCTAATGGAGGCGGTATGAAATTCACAACTAGTGGAACCAGAACCAGAACCATAACAACAGTGATTATTGAGCGTGTAAGCGGTGGCGTTGATATAACCAAGGCTGAAGTGATAAAGGCCACCCAGTGCGGCAGTGTTATCGACGGAGACTCTACAGGCTGGTACGGGTATGTCGGGGAGGCCTTGCACTGTGGGGCTAGTCACACGGTAAAGGGCGAATCAATCGAGCAGTTATCGACTACTACCACCGAGCAATTCGAGTGGCAAGAGGAGCCAGAGGTTGAGTGGGTATAGTCCCATCCTAACCTAATTACAACATCCCTATTAGCCGAGGAGAACACTATGTTTGATTACAAAATTACCCGCGCTGACAACGGTCACTCATGGTACTGCAGCAAGGATCGAATCAGCTTCTTTCTCGATCTCGCTGATGAACAGGGCTACAAAATCAGCATCAACCCCACCACGGCTGAAGAAATCGCCATCATGTACCGTGCAATTTAAGGAGAATGATATGAAAGTATACGCGACCTCAGTAGCACCCAACGGTGATCTGGTCCTGATCGAGTGGCCCAGCATCAAAGTCTTTAACGCAGTGGAGAGCTGGTGCGACGAGCGGTTCATCCACATCAACACCGCAAAAGAGTTGGCCGAGTTCCGCAGCGAACCATTCCGCAGGGGCATGGTCATCGAGACAAGCCTGAGAGCCCGTAGCCACAACCGCCTTCACGCAAAATACTTGGAGTTAACCGCATGAGCCTGTATGGAATAGTAAGCGTGACATTCGTCGAGGGTAAGTTTAACCGTCACTGGGTGGCGGTACCTTCCGGGGACATCATCTACACCACCCCCGAAGAGGCCGAAGAGATGGCGGCGAAAATGGAGCTGGCCACCCTCGAGGATGGTGTCGTAGGTGTCAGCTATCGCCCACGGGTTTACAACGAACGGGAGTTTGACGTATGAAAAATTTAAATGCATATGGGCGTAAGCACCTCGCCACTTACATCGGTCACTATCTGGACGGCAAGTTGTCGGACAAAGCGGCCCGGGTCTACATCGGCAGCTGCTTTAATGTGAGGGGTGACGTATGAGCACCTACATCAAAATGGTCGACAATTTTTTCTCAGAGTGGGGTCGCGCTGCCGGCAAGACCAACCTGTACGTCATCGAGTGTGACACGCAGGAGCAGGCCGACCAGATCAAGGTCGCAGCAGAGCGCAGGCCTGAGATGGACCGGGTACGTCAGGTAGCCCACGAACCCAAAAGCAACGGTGCGATACTGGTGACGCTGACGCACTACAATTCACTTGGACAGGTGTGGACATCATGAAAAATAAAGAGATAGCAGGCGCGATCCGTAACAAATGGGCGCTCGGGTATTACGACACCATCGAAGGTGGTCTGGCCGAGTTTAAGGTCGACGGCATGACGCTACGCTGCGTCGCCAGCCCGGATAAGGTCGCCAACATGGCGGACAAGTATGACAACAATAAGGGTCCCCGGGAGATGCAATACACTCGCCAGCTGATAGTCGGACCGAGGAGCACCAGCAGCCGCTTCAGCATCGCCGCGTTCCGGGGATTCGTGGCCGACGGTGAGATGGACAACGCTGTGGAGTACGCTAAAAATTATGGAGTGGGCAACCTGCCCGTCGAAGTGCAAGTAACCGTGAGGCAGTGGACATGAGCAGACCAACGTATGTGACCGATGAGCACACAGCGGAAATGAATGAGATTGCAGAGCGCGTGGCGGGGCATCTGGGCCTCACCATAGATAGCTATATGCACCGTATGAGCGTGTGCTCACACCGTATGAGCAACCAACAGCTTTCTTTCATCGTGAAAGCCATCAAGCGTCGGTGCCTACCCACTGCGCACTTTCTGCTCAATAGAGGCTTCGCCATCTCTACGTCAAAGGTGGATCGCCTGACAAACATGGCGGCTAGTGACGGGAGCGAGGCAGTCCTGCTAATGAAATTCGGCGATGGGCACATCTACTACATCAACCTGTCGCAGACCCCTCCAGACTCTATGATGGAGGGTGGGAGAACAGACAGGGGCGACCAACGTGATGTAGAGCCCGAGAACTGCTACATGATGAATAAAGTGCAATTCATAATATGAGAACTGAAATGATAAATGGAAATACAGTACCGCAGAACAGCGCCCTTCAAACGGCGATCATGAAAGTGCTGCTGGGCAACCCGCGCATGGATGCATTCAAGGCCGCAGAGCTCGCGTATGACGCCCTGCTGGCCGAGAAGGACTTGGTGGACGTAGCGGTTGACGCCCTGCTGGCGAACAGCTGGCAGCCTCTGGGGGACCCTGAAGCACAATTCTCGGTCGAATCAAGGTTCGTGTCGGAACTGCGGGAGTCCCGGTCATGAAAGTGGAGAGGCAGCTGGACGGGTCGTGGCTGGCCGTAGGCAACGGTCCGCTACGGCGGGTACTTGCCGAGGGCGCGACCCGGGTGACCGCAGCAGCGGCGTTCTCCGCTGTGTGCAAAGAACAATGGGCCAAGGGATGAGGTGCGCAAAGTGTGGGGAACTCTCGATCGCAGTGGACACCCGGGAGAAGAAGGCGCTGAAGGTTGTCGTCGGCATGCGCAGGCGCCGGGAGTGTACGAGCTGTAAGTTCCTGTTCACCACATGGGAGATGACCATGGATGATGTGAACAACCTCAAGCAAACACTGGGTGCTCAATTCCTGAGCGCCATCAATGCCGTCATGGCAGATAAGGAGACTGGGGATGATTGAGTGCTATGAATGCGGGCAGTTGGCGGCGCCACTGTCACCGCGGAGCCGGTGCGCCACCTGTGAGCACCGACATGCGATGGTCAATGAGAAGGAGAACGACAGGCTGCGGGAGGCTTCACAGGCTGTGGTGGATACCGCTCGCAGGGCAAAGAGCCAGCAGGTGACGTATCACTACTTGCCAGAAATAGACAACCTAGCGGCAGTATTAGAGGGAGTGGGATAATGGATGAGAAATGGATATCCCTGATAGCAGCGGTGTTGATAGTGGGGGTGTCCATTGCATCGTATTATTGAGGGTTGATAGTCACAGGTGCCGGCGGTATGCTCTCGGAATATACCCATAACCCAAGGTTTGATGATGAGAAGGATACTCACTGCGATTCTGATCGCAGTACTCGCGATGCCGGCCATCGCCGACGAGACACAGCACTACTGGGTGTTCGGCGACAGCCTGACATCGACACCAGACTCATGGGCCAACCAGCTAGATGACCTCGGTTTTGCCACGATCAACAACGCAGCGCAGCCCGGACTCAGACTCGTAGACCTCACCCTCCCCCGATACCTCAACTGCGTTCATAGTGAGGTAATCATCTGGATAGGCACGAACGACGCAGGGAACAAGATACCGAAGAAAAGGTATGAGCAGGCTCTCACAGACGCGATGCAGTTCTTCGAGGGTAGGGAATGCAAGGTATGGCTCATACTGCCGCTGCAGCTGGACACCCTCGGATCGGAGCTGCAGGAAAGGACATTGGCGGCCCGCGAGTGGACCCTGCAGATAGCGAGCATGTACAGCAACGTGAGCATACTGGACCCTCACTACTCACCAGACCAGACTGTGGACGGACTGCACCCTAATACCGGGGCACAGTTCTGGACAGCGGTCTACCTATTGAACGAGATTGGAATGACCGCACCTAAAGGAAATGAAGATGAGCAAATGTCCGCAGATTGAGATCATGGAGTTGAAGGCCGAGATCGCCGAGATACGGAAGGCGGCCGAGGCCGTTGTGAATAACTACCGAGGTCGGGTGGGTGGTGAGTACTATTACATCATCACAAGCTCGGTGGGTAATAAACTAGCCGCAGCACTGGGGATGAAGTAATGGCAAGAACAGATAAATCTACCGGAAAGTTCGACACCCGGGAGGAACTCGAGTCGGCCGTCATGACACACACTGGGATACAACCGGTGATCGCTGTGGATTGCGGGATCAGTGTGGCGACCGTCAGTAGGATACAGAACCCACGTCCGGTGGTACCACCAAGGTTGAATCTTGACGATTACTGGAGAATACCCGCCACTTACCCGTCACTTACCCGGTAGTGGCGGGTATTCGGATCGGTAGAGCTGGCGGGGGCTGTAGACCTTTTACCCTTTATACCCTTTATAAATATATATTTAATATAATATAAGACATAGATAGAGATACAGAGATAGAGATACAGAGATAGAGATACAGAGATAGAGATACAGGGACGCGGGACACAGGGCGTGTGGTAGGGCACTTTGTGACGGGTATGCGTGTAAATGGCCCGAAAAGTTAATGTAATCAATGGGTTGCGAGTACCCGGCAGTAGTGGGTATAGCAAATAGTAACGGGTATGTGATATTGTCCGGGAAATAGGGAGAAATGTATGTTGCCAAGCAGTGCAATGGGGAGACCCAGAACAATCAAGAGTCCCGAGGAGTTCGATCGGTTGGTCGATGGTTATGTGGCTGAGTGTCGTATGTGTGATCAGAAAATGGACACCGTATCGCTCGCTCTGTATCTCGGATTCAACTCGAAAACCTCGCTCAGGGACTACGGTAACCGCGAGGGGTTTGAAGAATTTGCCCCCTCAGTAAAAAGAGCGCGCTCAATTGTGGAGGCTGGCTACACTCAGCTGGCCCTCAACGGGGGTGGCGCCGGGCCGATATTTTTACTCAAGGCGGTCTATGGATACGAGGACAAGAAGACCATCGATGTGAATGCTACCGGTGAGATCAATGTGGTGATGAGCGAGAAAGATGCCAAGCTCTAAGCCGGTGTTCGTCATGACCGCGGCGCAGGACCGCGCTATGGACATCATGACCTCGGCAGCGGTGCACATCGCACTGGGGGGTGGTTCCCGGTCCGGGAAGACTTTCCTGCTGCTCAGGGCCGTCATGATGCGTGGTGTGAAGGAGCCCGGCAGCCGGCACGCTATCTTCAGGTTTCGATTCAACAGCATCAAGGCGTCGATTATCTACGACACGCTACCCAAGGTCCTTCAGCTCTGCTTTCCCGAATTCCCCCCATTGTCCACAATGCTCAACAAGACCGATTGGTTCCTGCGCATGCCCAACGGCAGCGAGATATGGTTCGGTGGACTCGATGACAAGGAGCGCACCGAGAAGATTCTGGGGCAGGAATTCGCTACGATCTACTTCAACGAGGCCAGCCAGATACCTTACAACTCGATGCAGTTGGCGTTGACTCGACTCGCCCAGAAGACTGAGCACCTACAGCTCAAGTCATTCACCGACTTCAACCCACCATCGAAGCGACATTGGACCTATCAACGGTTCATCACCAAGCGTGACCCCTTCACCAAGATGGCTGTGGCCGAACCCCACAAGTATGGGTTCTACCTGATCAACCCTGCGGATAACCTCGTCAATCTAGCGCCTGAGTACATATCGATCCTCGAGGCCATGGGGCCTAAGGAGCGGTCCAGATTCCTCTTAGGTCAATTTGCGGACGACAATGACGGCGCGCTTTGGACCGATGAGCTATTGCACCAACAGCGCGTATTGGGGCAGGAGGGCAGTCTCCCGGACTGGTTGCGCATCATTATCGCTGTGGATCCATCGGGCTGTAGCGGGCCTGAGGACTTCCGATCGGACGAGATCGGCATCATGGTTGTGGCACTGGGTACCGATAGTAAGGCGTATCTGCTCGAGGATCTCAGTGGGCGCTATTCACCTGAGAGCTGGGGTGAGGTTGTGGCCAACGCCTTCGATCGCCACAATGCGGACCGGGTCGTTGGTGAGAAGAACTACGGTGGCGACATGGTGAGAGCCATTGTCCACGCTGCCAACCCCGACATTCCGTACAGTGAAGTGCACGCCAGCCGCGGTAAGGTTGTCCGGGCCGAGCCAATCAGCGCGCTGTATGAGCAGGGCAAGGTGCACCACGTTGGGTACTTCAGGGAGCTCGAGGAACAGATGTGCTCAATGAACATGGGTGGATACGTTGGGCTCAAGTCACCTGACCGACTCGATGCCTTGGTCTGGGGCATCACCGAGCTATTCCCCAAGATCACCAAGCGTAAGGTCGATGATAACTTCAGACCGCGCCCTGCGCTGACGGTGGACAGGTCTGCGTCCCGGTTTGACAGGACGCAGCATCGGCGGTAGGATCGCGAGGAACTGAATGGGAGAGTGTGATATGGCACGGTTATTTAAACACGGTTTGATAGGTAAGCTCGTCGACAAGAATGACAAGAGGCGTGGTGGGGACAGAAAGGACAAGCCCACTGCCACTACCAGCGCCGATGCTCCGCTCGGTAAGAAGGCAGTCCCGGTTCGCAAGAACCCTCGTCCTCGATCTAACATGCTCACGGAGGATTAAATATGGGTGCTCTCAAGAAAGGATTGGACAAGTTCGATTTAGGCACACCGCTGGTTGCTAAGGCGTTTGGTGGCACTGCTGATTACGGTGAATCTGCCAAGGCCCGGAAAAGAAAGACCAAGGCCATTAGTGAGGCCAATATGGGTAAGGTCGAGGGTAAGGCATCGAAGGGTGCTGTCAAATCGAACATGCTCACATGAGTAAGATACTGGCCCCTCTCGTCAAAGTATCCACCTTCGGTAAGATTGATCTGGATCCCAGCACGCCCAAGTTACCTAAGGCCAACGCGGCCCCTGACCCAGACGCCAAGGAAGCAGCCAAGGCCGAGAGTCGCCGGCTGCAGCGTAAGAAGCGTAGCGGTCGTACATCCACAGTATTGGCAGGTGGGAGCTCTAAAATTGGCTAAACAAAACATCAGCGAGCTTAAAATGCTCGCCGACCGGGTGTTCAAGAAGCATTGGCCGGTCATGACATTGTGGCAGACCATCGCCGATCACTTCTATCCAGAGCGGGCAGACTTCACCCAGACACGCAATGTCGGGCAGGAGTTGGCTGATTCGTTGGTTGATAGCTACCCGATACTGGTCCGCCGGGATCTGGGTAACTCATTCAGCGCGATGCTCAGGGATGGCGACTGGTTCCAGATAGGTGTGGACACCGAGGTCGATCAAGAGGGTCAAGTGTGGCTCGATAGTCGATCGAAGTACCTCAAGAAGTTGATGTACCAGCGGCAGGCTAACTTCGTCCGGGCCACCAAGGAGGGCGACCACGACTATGCTGCGTTCGGTCAATGTGTGATCAGCGTTGAGTTGAACCGCAAGGCGTCAGGTATGTTGTTCCGCAACTGGCACATGCGCGACGTGGCTTGGTTCGACGATGAGAACGGGCAGATCGGTGGTGTGGTACGCAAGTGGAACCCTACCCAACGACAGCTCGTCGACTTCTTCGGTCCTGAGAAGGTGGCCAAGCAAGTGCTCGAGGATGTGGTCAAGACCCCGTTCAAGGAGATCAACGTCCGCCATATGGTGATACCGGCTAACATGTACCGGGATGATGAGATCATCAACAATGAATTTGAGTGGGTGAGTATCTACGTCGATGTGACTAATGAGCACATCATCGAAGTCACCCCCATGAACTACCTAATGTATGTAATCCCTCGCTTTCAAACGATCAGTGGTTCGCCATACGCTTATAGCCCGGCAACCGTTGTTGGCCTGCCAGATGCGCGCTGTCTGCAGGCCATGACCCACACTCTGCTGGAGGCAGGTGAACGATATGCAAGACCCCCCATCATCGCCACCCAGAAAGTTATTAGGGGGGACGTCAACCTGCGACCCGATGGAATCACTTGGGTCGACGACGAATATGACGAAAAGATGGGCGCAGCACTACGAACGCTGCCTCAAGACCGCGGTGGATTCCCTATCGGTGCCGACATGCGCCAAGGTATCGTCGAGGTCCTCAACTCCGCATTCTTCCTCAACAAGCTGAGTCTGCCCGAGGTCACCCGGGACATGACAGCCTACGAGGTGAGTGAGCGAATGAAGCAATTCAGGCGGGAGAACCTACCGCTGTTCGCACCGATAGAGGCTGAGTACAACGGCGCGCTGTGTGAGACCGCATTCGATGTGGCCATGAAGGCTGGTTTCCTCGGTTCAGAGTATGACATCCCCGAGTCGCTGGCATCAGCTGAGGTGCGGTTCAAGTTCGAGTCACCGCTCAGTCAGTCTCAGGAAGAGGAGAAGGCTACCCGATTCAGTCAGTTCGCCCAGTTGCTGTCGCAGGCGGCACCGTACGACCCGGGTGTCACAGCCAACATCAACTTCGATGTGGCACTACGAGACGCCGCAATGGGCTTAGGCGCGCCGGCAGCGTGGCTCAACGACCCCGGGTTGGTTCAGGAGGGTCGCCTCCAGCAAAAAACTCAGGAGCTTGCCGAGTCAGGCGTGCTCGACGATGTAGAGATCGACGATGCCGCGTAATGTAGAGCTCGAGACAGAGCCCCTCAACAAGCAGGACCACATTGCGATCAAAGCTGTGGCTAACGGTACGGCCGAGCCGGACCAGCAAATGCTCGCCCTTGAGATCATCATCAAGAAAATTTCCCGGGCATTCGAGATGTCCTATGTACCCGGGGCAGCTGATGCCTCGGCATTTCTAGCGGGCCGCGGATTCGTAGGCCAGCAGATAACGAAGTTTATCAACCAACCAGTGAAGGAAGACCAATCATGAGCGAACCAGCAGTAGTATCCGAACCCGTCGTGGCTCCCGTAGTATCTGAGCCCGTCGTGGCTCCCGTAGTATCTGAGCCCGCAGCAACCAACATGTTCGCCGATATGGGCGACAGTTGGCGTAGCGACTTCCTGAGCAATGCAGGCTTTGAAGGTGAGGAGCTGACTAAACGCTCTGGCCAGATGGAGCGTGTATCGGACATGAAGACGTTCGCCACAAACTATTTCAGCGCGCAGGACAAGATTCGATCGGGTGAGATGAGCACCGGCCTTGCTGCCGACGCCACCCCCGAGCAGCTGACCGACTGGAGGGCTGCCAATGGTGTACCTGCCGAGTCTACCGGCTACGACCTCACACTCAACGAAGGCCTTGTCTTGGGCGATGTGGACAAGTCCATCATGGACTCGGTGTATGCTGCAGGCCACGCCGGCAACGTGAGCACCGAGGTGATGGGGAGCATGGTTAACGCATTCCTTGAGGGTCGAGAGCTCGAGGCGGACGACCTGCAGTCTCAGGACGGCATTCATAAGCAACAGACCGAGACTCTCCTCCGCAAGACTTGGGGGTCAGACTTCGATCGCAACCGTAATATGGTTCAAGGGCTCGTCAATGGTTTACCTGAGACAGTGCGCGGTGACTTTGAGGGAGCGCGTATGGCTGATGGTCGTGCGTTGTTCAACAGCCCTGAAGTGATGGTGTTCATGGCCGACATACAGCGGCGACTCAATCCAATGGCCACTGTCATGCCCGGGTCTGATAACCCAGTGCAGGCGACGGCTGATCGCATCAAGTCTCTCGAGACTCAGATGAGAGAGGACAGCGTTGCGTGGCACAAGGATAAGCCCGCACAGGAAGAATTAATGCGCCTGTACGGCGCCCAGCAAGCACATGGGGAGTTAGAATAATGCGAGATTTCATATCCAACATCGGCATCATGGCCGCGGTCATCACCGACTTCAAGGGGTCCGACACTGTCATCACCGACGATGGCGACCATGTCGTTGTCGGGTCAGCGTGGATCGGCCAGCAGATGCCGAAGGTTGGTGATCTGATCTATGTGGGTAACCAAGCCCACTATCTGATGCGCGCAGCGGAGGCTAATGAGAAGTACGACATGTCACCCCCGGGTGAGATTAATGAGCCCGAGCATAAGGTGAAACGTAAGTCTAAGGTGAAAGCCGAGATATAGATGCTTGACACGCCCCTGTGAGGGGGCGTATAAGTTAGACACCACCAAGCGACCCTCGATGTGAACGAGCAGCCCCACACCATGTGGCCAACCTGCAGACCGACCTGACAGCCAACTCCGAGAGTGTAAATTTTTTAATTACATTACCCGATAGGAGTACATGATATGGCTGACTCAGCCTTTCAGAAAATGTACCGTCAGGAGTTCATTGCAGGTTTCGAGAAACGTCAGGCGCTCTCGCGTCACACCGTTATCACTGAGACCGAAGTCAATGGTAATGAGGCTACATTCCTCGTTGCAGACTCAGGCGGTGCCAACGCGGTAACCCGCGGCATCAATGGCGACATTCCAACACGCCCTGATAACCTCAACCAGTACGTTGCTACACTCAAAGAGTGGCACGACGTCCCCGAGCGCACGAACTTCAACCTGTTTGCATCTCAGGGTGATGGTCGTCGCATCATGCAAGAAACGTCAATGGCTGTCATCAATCGCAAGATTGACGCTGACATCCATGATGCCTTGGCTACTGGCACCAACACATGGGGAGCTGCAGCCGTAGCGACTATGCTGCTGGTTACCACGGCTAAGACCAAGCTTCAGAACGCTTTTGCCGCCGAAGTAACTGGTGAGGACGACGTCTTCGCTCTGATTACCCCGGCATTTCACGGCTACCTGATGGGACTCAATGAGTTCACATCCGCCGATTTCATTAACCTCAAGCCCTTTGAGAACGCGAACAAGTCTCGCGCATTCAGCTGGTACGGCGTTAACTGGATTGTGGATGCAGGCCTTCCCGGAAGTGGTACGGCTAGTTCGAGCTGCTTCATGTATAACAAGAAGGCCATTGGCCATGCTTGCGATACTGAAAATGTTAGCACCTTCGTGGGCTATGATGAGAAAAACGACAAGTCTTGGGCTCGTTGTTCAACTTACATGGGCTCTAAACTCTTGCAGAACAGTGGCGTCATCAAGATGCTCCACGACGATTCTGCTCTTTCCTAAGGGAGTAAAGTTCCATGGCATATGCCGTAGCTAGTCCCCCAGCAATGTTGACACAGCGTGTCGGTGGTGGTGGAGCCTTTTGGCTTTACAACTCCGCTGATGCTGCTACAGCTGTCCGCGTTACTGGTTATATCACCGACGGTCAGGACCTCGGTATGGCTGTAGGGGACCTTGTGTTCCAGACTGACCTTGCCGGCGGTACTGTTGGACACATCTACATTGTGAAATCGCTTCATGCGACCAATGGAAGTGTGGACCTGACTGATGGAACAGCCATTGTCGCTACTGACACTGACTAACCATTAGTACCTGCACCATCACGCATGCCCCCTCCGGGGGGTGTGTTTTTATCATATCTGGAGAGTATGTATGCAACCAATTAAAACAACGGAGTTCGGGCTGGCAGAGCACCGATTCCAACAATTTTGCGCCATCACATCTGGGTCAGTAACCGCCCTTGATATGTGCGACCCAGAGCGATGGGTCCATGTGGCAGCGCAGTGCCGACCCGGCGATATTATATGGGTGGACGCTGACGATTATTCATACACCGCAATGCTCAAGGTGACATACTCAGCCGGCACTCGAATGCGCCTGAAGCTGATCATGTTCAAGGATCTCGAGATTGTGGACGCTGATCAGGAGGAGGCCGACAACGCCCCCTACTTCATCAAGCTGATGGGCATCAAGAAGTGGTGCATCATCGAGCGTAGTACCGCTGAGGTCAAAATCGAATTGATCCCCACAAAGACTGATGCCTATAAAGCATTGGATGACTACACGAGAGCGTTGGCCGCCTGATGAATACCCTTGACCTCTACAACGAAGCACTGCTGCTGTTAGGTCAGCGGCAACTAGCATCGATCACAGAGGACAGGGAGCCACGTTATCGACTCGATGGCGCCTACAACCGGTTGGCGGTCGAGTACTGCCTTCAGCTTGTACAGCCATCGTTCGCCGGTCAGACTGTCGCACTCAGTGCGCCGGCTGTCGGCACCACGTTTAATTTCGCACACACGCTGTCAGCTGATGAGATAGAGATTATCGGTGTGTTCAGCGACCGCTCCCTCGATCAGCCGGTCACCCGGTACATCAAGGAAGGCGGCAAGATTTCATGTGATTACAATGAGATATGGGTGCGATATATCAGCAATACGCTGGCCACTAGCATCGACTCTTGGCCCGCAGCATTCTTCAGTGTAGTAGGTTGCTACCTCGCGCTGCAGACAGCGACACGACTGAGCCCTGACGACCACGAGAAGTTGGAGCTCAAGTTCCAGCAGCGGGTTGGTATATCCAAGGAGACCGACGGCATTGCGACCGACGGCCCGGGTGGTGCAAGACCCAGTGGTGCCACCGGCACAATGACCGAACCATGGCGCGCCATCTACAATGATGCGCTGCAGTGCATGGGGTTGAATGAGCTGACAAGCATCAATGACGACAGCAACCGGCGGCGTAAGCTAGACATCGCGCTGGATTCCGGTCTGGTTAGCGACCTGCTAGAAGACACCGGCTGGCAGTTTGCGTTCGATACAACAAAAATATTCTTCGATCCGTCAGTCACCCCAGCGTTTGGCCACCCATATGCCATCCAGAAGCCTATTGATATGCATCGCATTGACGGCGTGTGGTCCGATGAGTTCCTACAATCACCGGTCACCGAGTATCAGGACGAGGGTAATTACCTATATGTCCCCTACCAATTTGTATTTCTGACGTATGTAAGCAATGAGTGGCTCACTAACCCTAGCAGGTGGCCCCGGTATTTCACCCGCATGGTGGCTGCTCGAATGGCCCATGACGCGAGTGCATCACTGCGTCCCGAAGGGGCAGACTCAGATCGCAGTGAATTAATATATGAACGCCGCCGATCAAGCGCAATGTCCAACGACGCTATGGCATCACCCCCTCGTACAATAGCTGAGGGCAACTGGACCACGTCACGATTCAGGGGCGGATTCCGTGGGAGACCATAATGCGACGCGGTGTGTACAACAAGTTCAACCGAGGGGAGCTGGACAGTAAGGCCCTGCTGCGTGATGACGTCGAGAAGGTCAACAACTCCTGCTCGTTATCCGAGAACCTACTGCCTCAGCGACTAGGACCCACCCAATACCGGTCGGGTACCCGTTTCATCTCCACATTTTCCAACGCTACGTACCACGTTCCTTTCGTAGCAAGGACCGACGACACCGCCATCATTGCCCTCGCGGATGACCACGCCCGCCTGTGGGTGGACGACGCCTTGGTGATCAAGCCTCAGGGCACGTTGACTCTCGCAAACCAAGAATTTACCAGCAACCTCACGAGTTGGACGGATGACTCGGGTGTTGGTTCTAGTACATCATGGGGGTCCAGCGGCACAGCCGATCTATATGGTGCCCGGGATACCAGCGCCAAGCTCTGGCAGACATTCGCCGGCACGGGCGCTGGCGTCGAGCACAGTGTGCTCATTGAGATTGAGCAGGCACCCCTCGAGATCCGGGTGGGTGAGTCCGGCGCAAACAGCTTTGACATATTGAAGGTGACCCTCGAGCCGGGTATTCACCAACTGGTATTCACCCCCGTTGGGAACACCCCAACCATAACTCTGGTGAACAGCAATAATTACCGGGGCAGGGTCCTGTACGTCCGTCAAGGTGATGGCGCTGTACTCGAGCTGGCCACCCCCTCCGATATCAGTGAGTTGGGCAGCATTCGATGGGCTCAATCCGCCGACGTGATATTTTTCGCAACCTCCAGCACCCCGCAGTTCAAGGTGGAGCGTAGGGGTAAGAAGTCGTGGAGCATTGTGGACTTTCGTATGGACGATGGCCCGTTTGATTTGATTAACAACACCGACACCACAATGACGATTTCTAATCTCGAGGGCAATGGGGATATCACAGCCAGCGATGATTACTTTAAGTTAACTGATGTGGGTCGCATCATCACGCTGACCAGCGCCAGTCAACGAGTTGAGACCGTACTAACCGCTGAGGATACTGGGACTGACAGCATCCGCGTGACGGGGGTTGAGTCCCCGGTTCGGAGGTTCAAGATAGAGACAACTGGAAATTTGGCAGGTACTCTCACACTCCAGCGCAGCACTGACGACAAGTCGTGGCAGGATGTGGAGTCTTACAGTGGTAACAAGAATAAGTTCTACAACGACAAGCTGGATAACGCCATCCTGTACTATCGTCTCTGGATCAAGGTTGGTGACTATACATCTGGCTCCGTCAGCGCCTCTCTCAACTATGAGAATGGTAGCAAGGACGGCATTGCCCGCATTACAAACTTCAATAGCTCCACCAGTGTCGGCGCGCAGATCCTCAAGAACTTTGGCGAGACTGTAGCCACCAAGGACTGGTCGATTGGGGAGTGGGGCAAGGACGGTAAGTTTCCGACAGCGGTCGCTCTTTACGAGGGTAGACTGTGGTGGGCCGGACTGGTTAAATTATGGGGATCGGTCAGTGACGAGTATGCGTCGTTCGATGATGAGCTGGAGGGCGACAGCGCGCCTATCCGTCGCACCATCGGGTTCGGTCCTGTCGACCGTGTGGATTGGATTGCCGCATCTGCCCGACTCATGGTCGGGCTTGCTAGTGACGAGATCACAGTCCGTTCCAGCAGCTTCGGTGAGGTGCTCTCAGAGTCCAACTGCAACCTGAAATCTGGCAGCACACAAGGTGTCGCTGCAATTGAACCGCTCAAGGTCGATGACTCACTGCTGTTTGTACAGCGTTCTGGCGTCAAGATCATGGATGCGGCGTACAGTCTCGACACAGACAATCATGGTAACACCGACATGATGACATTGAACCCGAGCATATGCAGCCCGGGCATCGTTCGTATGGCGGCATCCAGACAGCCTGAGACCCGTGTCTACGTCGTTCTGGCTGATGGTACCATGCGTGTTCACCTGCAGGATCCCGCTGAAGATGTGGTTGCGTGGTCTCGTATCACAATGAATGGGTTAATCAAAGATGTGATTGTGCTCCCGGGTCTGAAAGAGGACGTTGTCTACATCTCGATCGAAAGGAATGGGGTATTAAATCTCGAGCGTTTCTCAAGGCTTGCCGACATGGTCACAGAGCACTTCGACAGTTCGGTGTTGTACTCCAGCCCCGGAAGCGGTGTGTTGACTGGGTTGGATCACCTCAATGGTGAGACGGTCGGTGTGTGGGCTGATGGTCAGGACCGCGGCACGTTCACTGTGGCTGCGGGCTCGATCAATGTCACGACCACATACACAACGGCGACCGTTGGGCTACCCTACGTTGCCCGCTACAAATCAAATAAAATTAGCCAGTACATGGCTACGACATCAGGTATCACGCGAGTTGTCGGGATGCTCAAGCGAGTGGTCGACTTGAACATGGTGATGGAAGACTACTGGCCGGGTTCTGTCCGAGTGGGTCCAGACTTCACCCTGTTGGAGGACATGCCGCTGATTGAGTTCGGTAAGCTCGTCGACACCACTGCCGTGATAGCAGAATATGACGAGCACCCTTTCGAGTTCAACGGTAACGACGACGTCGACCCGAGGATCTGTATTGAGGTCACCGGGCCCGCTGTCCTACTGGGGATGAGCTACGGTGTGCTGACTGAAGACGAGGTCAAGGAATGATCATCCGACCCGCCACCCGCGATGACATCATTGAGATGTGTGGAGGCACATTCCCGGCTAATATCTGGGCAATGGCGGTCGAAGATGATGGTGAGTTGCTAGGCGTTGCGGGCATCCACTACAGCAACCCGCGAATGTGTTTCGGTAACATTAAGTCCGCGTTGAAGAAATCTCCGCGTACAATTGTTAAGCTGGCGCGCATGGTGACCGAGGTGGTGGCGAAGTCGGACGTTCCGGTCTACGCTATTGCAGAACCGGATGAGCCCACAGCTCCGGGATTTCTTGAGCATGTGGGATTCAAACACATTACGAGTAATAGCAGCGGGGAGGTTTACGAATGGCAATGGTAGCAGCCGTAGCGGCCGTGGCGATAACAGCCCTTGGTCAGATGAAAGAGGGTGCAGACGCAGAGGCGGCTGGCAAATTCTCAGCCAGACAACAGATCCGCAATGCCAAGGCATCGAAGGCGGAGGGCGCCCGTGGGGCCATTGAGGCTAGACGTCAGGGCGATCGTACTGCATCTGATGCATCAGCCGCCATGGTGGCCTCAGGGGGCGTCACGGACGATGTGGGGGCCATTAAGACGCTGTCGAAGATTAAGGAGGTGTCCGAGTACAACGCTCTGGTGTCGATATACAAAGGCGACCAGCGTTCTCAGACACAGATGCTACAGGCCCAGATGGATAAGTTGGCAGGCAAGAACAAAAAGGAGTCCAGCTACATTAAGGCCGCCGGCACTGCGATCGGCGGCGCCAGCAATGCATATAAAATGAGCGGCACATAATGCCTAAGATACCGAGCGCGACACGGATTGACACGCAGCAGTTCTCTGGTCAACAGGGTATTGTCAACATGCAGGTTGTGGACAGCGGCCTGCAGTCGTTTGGTGAGGACCTGTCAGGGGTGGCCCGCGACCTCAAAGACGTTGAGATGGTGGATCGACAGGCTGTCCTCGATGAGGCCGACATCGCCACAGCTATCGCAACTGAGGACATCAGGGGTAGATATAAGGATGACCCTGATTTCGGCACATCTGAGACCCGTGGCGGTAAGGAATACGACGACGCTATTGGGAAAATTGGTGAAGGTATCGCCAACGAGAAAGACCGAAAGCGTTGGATGGCTGCTCAAACTGTTGACGCGGCCAAACTCCGCACCGGCCTGCGTGGCGATGCCGACATCAAGCAGCGTGACGCCAACCGTGCTGGTATCAACGACCAGACCGCTGACCTGCGCAAGGCTGCTCTCACATCGGAAACCCCCGGTGAGTTGGTCGCCCAATATGAGCGCCGTCTCGAGAGCGGTTACGCCCGGGGCGATATTACCGCTGTAGAGCAGGAGAAGATGGGTCGCGAGTTCAAGGAGCAGATAACGGGCGATCGTCTCAGCCGTATGGATGCTGACGACGTGACCGCCGCACTGAATGACCCTAATATTTCTGGGATGTTGAACCCGGACCAGATACTGCTTTACACGGAGAAGGCTGAGACCGAGACCGTATACAACAGCGCCGTGACAGTTGTTGACACTGAGATGGGCAAACCTGATGCAACCGCTGAGTCCATTGGCATCGCCATCGATAATATTAAGGACCCTAAGGTTCGCAAACAGGCTGAGAGCATCTACCGTTCCGAACTGGCTGCGAAGAAGACTGCCGACACTGAGAAGGCAACCAACGCATATGATGCGCTGGATAAAATGGCCCGGGATGCTGCTACCGTGTTTGAGCTTCGGGGCACCCCCGAGTATCAGCACCTGACACCCTCCCAGCGTAATAGTGTGGAGGCCACCTCTATCGCTCAGACAACAGGCGTCAAGCGCACCGTTAACAATGCCGGCGTACACGCCGAGGCGTCCCGGCTGGCTGAGAACAAAGAATGGCGTCAGCTCGACAACCTGCTCAATGGGTATGGTGATCAGCTGACTGGGTCCACTCGTGATAAATACCGCACCGCTGCTGCCGACGGCAAGGCACCTGAAGAGGTGAAGTACGCCATCATGGTCGATAGCGCCATTGGTGGTGGATCGAAGACCCTCGACAAACGCAACGCTGTGAAGGTCAAGATGGCCGATTGGCAGGACCAGTTCAGGGACTCCATGGAACGTGAGCCCACCCGCGCAGAGGTTCAGAATGAGGTCGATGTATACACCCAAGAGTTGGTGACCGATGTAGGAAGAATTTGGGACACCACACAGGATCCCACATACGGGTCAACCGACGACGACTCGATGGCGCAGCACGCCGCGCTTCGTGAGGTTGAGATGCGTGAGGACAATGAGGACGCATTTTTGAACGCTCAGGCGGTGGTGGGTAGGGGGGCTAACCAGTTCACCATGGCCCGCGAGTTTGACAACCAGAAAACTATACTTGGATACAAGAGTCTGCAGAGCCCTCAGAGCAAGTCACTATGGGAAGCTGTGGATAAGGCTTCCAAGCTGCAGTTCAGCGTGAGCAAAGTGCCCCTGACGTCTCAGGAGATTATCAATGTCTATGAGAACCAGCGCAACAAGGTGATGTTTGAATGAGCACTGTGGAGAATATGTTCGCCGACGCCCCGTCTCAGCAGGGCGTTCCTGAAGAGGATAAGTTTGCCATAGAGCTGGGTGACGCGAACATGTTCGCCGACGCCCCGTCTCAGCAAGCAGCCCCCACCCCGGCGCAGGTGATCGAGGATGTGAGTCGTCAGGATCCAGACCGTGCCGCCACGGTGTTCAATGCCGCCAACAAATCTGATATTCCAGTGGGCCTCGTCGACACCAACCTCGAGGAAGTACAGCGCCAGCAGCGTGTGAAGGATTCCAAACCTGAGACGTTCGGGCCCACACTGAACAAGATGATGGGCATACCTGAGAAGGCCGTCCTGATGCAGGACGACCTCGAAAACCTCAGGCGTACCGAGGAGTTAATGGGTAAGGACCGCAGTTTTGGTGAGGGCACCGCTGGGTTCTTCAAGAGCCTCGCGCTGGACATGAACACGATGTTGTTCAGTGTAGGGCAGCAGGCCGTTGAGAAGTTGGCTGACCCCACCAGTGTTAAAGGGTTCCTTGCAGCGAAGTATTTCCCGGAGACCACCGCTGATGTCGTAGTGGGTGGTTCCAAGTTTTTTGGTCAAATGGCCCAGTCATCAATGGCCCAGTCCGAAGAGGCCATGCCGCAGTTTGAGAATGAATGGGTCAACAGTGGTATGGGCGGGTTGAAGAGTGCCGTCAATATGGTCGCGCTCGCTACAGTACTTGGTCCTGCAGCTCTGCCAGTCATGGTTGCACAGCAGCAGGGTATGTCATACGTCAGGGCTCGCAAGCAGGGAATGTCGCCTACGGACGCCCAGAACTACGCCAACATTCAGGGCGGGATTGAGTGGATCACTGAGAAGATCCCGTTCGGCCGCGTCATGAACGACGTGGGAAAGAAGACCCTGTACGAAACACTGAAGCGACAGTGGGTGGAGCTCCCCGGTGAGCAAGTAGCCACCCTACTGCAGGATCTCACCGACTGGTCCATGCTCCCTGAAAACTCCGAGAAGCCTTTCCAGTCGTTCTTAGATGAGCGTGTGGACGCTGGGTTACATACTTTGCTGGCCAGCAGCGTTGGTACAGTTGCGCAGACCACGGTGATGCACACCATCGGACGCATTGCGAGTGGTCCGGTTGAGAAGCAGGCCAGTGCCGACAAGATTAAAATGGACGCCAGCAAGCAGGGGCAGGAGGAGCTGGACGAGATTATCAAGTTGTCTCAGGAATCCAAACTCAGCGGGCGAGCACAGGATGTTTACAAAGAATTTTTGGCAGGGGCGGGTTCTGAGCAGAACGTGTATCTGCCCTCCGATATTCTGAGCAGCATGATTGAAGATGTGGAAATCCCCCAGTCGTTTCTGGATCAGATCGACGGGCTGGGTGCCGACATTGAGATCCCCATGGATATATTCATGACTGAGGTCACCGCCAACGAGGAGCTTCTGGCCGCACTGCGACCACATATCCGCATGGGCGCCGATCAGCTCAGTGCCACCGATATTGAGAATGGTGGTGACATGACGACCCGTAGGCTGATTGAGAGGGCTCAGGTAGCCGCTGAGGCCCATCAAGAGATAGCGGACCTGTCTGACACCATTGTGGAGCAGCTCATCAACACAGGCCGCATGACGCGGGCTGAGGCGAGCAAGAACACCGCATTGTGGGTGGCCCGAATTAATACAATGGTCGTTGATCACAACATGACACCCAATGAAGCCTACGAATACATCAACACCAACATCGTCGGACAGGACGCTCCGGGTCTGGCTGACGCTCAGGTGATTGAGCAGGATCAGGACGTTAAGCCGCCGGCCGCTGACCTGACGCAAGTCGAAGGGTTGATGGACAGGCTTGAAGCCCTGCCCATACAAGGCCATGACAACGAAGACCTCGTTAACAACCTGCGGATTAACTTAGGCGATGACGTTGCCGATGCTGCCCAAGCATGGCTGGATGAGCGCAGAGATGCCGCTGTGACAGCTAAGAAGCAGCAGCAACGAGAGGTCTCCAATAAGAAGCGAGTTGCCAAGGCGCAGACCAACCTCGCGGCAGCTAAGACTCCCGTTGATAAACTGAGCGCGGCTCATGCTATGGCGCACACCGCTAAAATGCAGGAGGACACCACCCTCGCTGCGGAAGCTGAGGCAGCTATAGCGGCACTGGAGGAGGAGGGCTACGAGATATCAAACATGCTGGGAGTAAAGTATAACGAGGGCATGATGGTCTCTGCTGAATTCGTTGAAGACGAGAGTATGTACGAAGATGAAGAGGTGATCACCAGAGTTAGAACCCCGCAGATAAACAAAGATGGTGTGATGGTGCAATCCGCAAACGTCATAGTAAGCATTGGAACTAAGTCTAGGGACGAGACTGTGAACACACTAGCTCAAGCCAAGAAGGACGGCTACGAGGGCGAGGATGCCACTGAGGCGACCGCTTGGAACAAAGGCATTGCAACATACGGCGCTGAGGGAATGACCGTAGAGGCCCGTATGAAGCGTGCTAAGGCGCAGGGGTATGATACTGAGACAGTGATGTATCACGGTACCGACCAAACATTCGATGGCTTTGAGGGAGTGACGTTCCTTACCGAGCATGCTGGGGAGGCATCTGCTTATAGCAATGTTGGAGCCATGGTGGGTGAGCGGATAGCGGACAAGATCCGAGGGAAGCATCGCGGCATTGAGCTCACGAAAGATCAATACGAAGGGCGACTTGTCCCCTATGTTGGTGTAATAGATGACATTAGCTCGATAGGTGAGGTTTGGGCTACTGATGAAGGCGTTGTTATTGTTAATGAAGACGGCACCATAGATGTCGCAACTAACGTAGATGTGGATTATGAAGGGGAATATGACGCCAAAGAAGGAACCATATCACTCAAGGAGGGTGACGGCGTTAACTCATCTAAAGGGAGGGCTATAGATGATCTTGATTCCTATGCTGAGGAGAGTGCTTCCGACATAAATACGGAGTACGACTCTCCTCAAGTTATACCAGTCTATACGAAGACATTGAAACTAAAAGATGTTGGACCTCTGCATGCAAACATTCTTGGCAAAAGGCTCCGGGGTGGTGAGCAAAGCGCCGAACAAGATAAGGAGTATCAGGATTTACTGGACGAAGTTGAGTCTCTAAAGGCGGAAGGGTATCAAGGGTTCTCCACCACATCTGACGAGGGGATTCTCAACCCTGAGCTGGCAGGGGTGAGACAGGTCATAGTCTTCGACCCCAGCAACATCCGATCAGTCAACGCAGCGTTCAACGAAGACGATGTGGGTAGTGCAGACCTGTTGGCGCAGAGTGAGATTGACTTGATTAATGAAATTTTAGCTGAGTACGACACCCGAGCACCGGCCCGGCCCGTCGAGGAGGTGATCGCTGAAATGGGCGCTGGGGACTTGGCCGGCTACACGGACGCTCGAATCAAACACCTCATCAACGAGTGGGGGTACGTGAGCGACAGGGTTGTTGCTTCGATTGTCAGAGTCAGTCCGTTAGATTTCGTGAAGGCCACAGCCCGACCCGGGCAGGTTTCTGAAATTCAGGATGATGCAGGTGACCTCGACATCGACAGGCTGAGAGGTGAGACCCACACGCCAGAGTTGCGCGTTGAGGAAATAGACGGCGAGCTTCAGATCACTGGTCACGAGGGTCGTCATCGAATGGCAGCCCTTGCAAAGTCGGGGGTGACGTCAGTTCCCGTTGTCGTATATAACAAAGACGTTCCTCACGACAATCCCACAATGGGGCTGACCGACGGCATGTCTCTGCGCGGGCAGCCGATATCTCCGAGCGATCCGGGAACTGACATTAACATCTTCCAACCCGTGGACATTAAACACGGTGGTGCCGCTGACATCGCAGCGGTGCATGGTGATAACCCTGATACCACGGTGTTGTTCCAACGACAGATAGGCAAGCGCCGTGATATGGTGGAAAGATTAAGGGAATGTATGTCGAACACGGGGTAAATTGGTTGCCCTCTTCGCGAGTCATTCCCCAGCTCGTGTGTATAATTGGGGTTCAAATTTAGAGGTGGCGCATGCCGTTGAATATTATTGAGTACCACACCTTTACGGCCGACGGCGTGTTGCCTAATGAGTTTCAGCACCACGGTCGTTTCAGTCAGATCACCATCGGTGAGGTGACAGCTAAGGACTTTGGTGGAGGCACTCTGTTAATCCAGAAGGCCACACTCAACGGCTCCCGGCATACCATTCGGGAGGTCACCGCTGCGGACTTTTTGGTCATGCAGGACCGCACGCTGCGTCTAGAGCTACCCGACGAGACCATTGTCTATGTGGAGTTAACCGGGTCTACGGCCCCCAACCTGTACATTGAGCACCAGCAGCAGCAGGACTTCAGTAGATGACAGTCACTAATGTCACGGGGGATTCCACATCTGGCGCCCGCGATCTACTGAAGGAACACAAGGTAGATCCCAACGCGCACCCCCACGATTTAGATTACCATACTGACGTTAATAGCAGTGCTGCGGCCACCGGGGAGCCCCTCGTCTGGGATGGCACCGAGTGGGTTCCCAGCGGTACCCTGATTGTAGGGCCCGACACTGGGTCCAATGTGGCCAACAATGGCGGCATCGATGTCCGGGGTAAGGTCACATACATGGGTCACAACCCATTCTCCTATGACGGGCTTTTGTCCGGTGAATTTCTCATCATCGGGGACTCCCTCACCTCACCCAGCGGCGGCGGGGTTATTAAATACGGACTGACCTCTGACGGTGCAGGTCTGGTTACAGCCATATCCAACTCCACGACTGACACTGGATGGGCGCGAAGCTTCGTGCTCACCATCCGCGGCGTGAACGAATCATACCTCCGGGTAAATTGCACCGTCGTTGCGGGCGCCATAACAACCATGGTTATCCGCAATCAGGTGGGCGTGTTCTCACTGAGCATGGTGAATGTGGCGGGCCAGCAGACGAGCACGGACGCGAGCTGGGCATACCTCCTGTGGAATTCATTCGCACTCAATGGTGAGATTGATGCGGTGCCTGCCACCAGTTATGGGAGACCCGGCACTGGGTATGTCCTACCCAGCGACCTGCCTGTCGTACTGGGCAGCATCGCACTTGTCGTACTGGGGGGCAATGACGTAGGGGGGATCGATCTGGGGGCAGGGCTTGCCCCGGGTGGCACTACCGCAGACCTCACCCCTGCACAGCTTCAAACGGACTGTGAGGCGCTATACACGGCACTGATCGCATCGGGCTACCGGGTGATAATAGCGGAAGCTGCCTATTCTGAATTCACCAAGATGTTCTCTGACTCAACATGGGATCAGGGCACTGACCTAGTAAACACAACGATACGCGCTGCGGCCGCCGCCGTCGGCCTGTCAGAGATATGGAGCTTCACCACGCCGGCTACTGGGGACGGCTTACATCCATCACAGACCGGCCATGAGCTGATGATGCAGGGGTTCTACCCCCGCATGGTGTCGGCCGCCACTGTCGATCGATTCGACTCATTGAATGACACCCCCAGCACCAAGGTCGGGAATGCTCTGAAGAGCGTTCGTGTCAACGCTGGTGCCACCGCTCTCGAGTACTTCACAAGCTCAGGGAGCGGTGCTACCGAAGCGGCTATAACACAGGCATCTCATGGACTTACTGTCCTTGATTGCGTCAGATGGAATGGAACGGTTTGGGCAAAGGCGCAGGCCAATGATGTAAACACGACTGCCTTGGGTGTTGTAGTGGCTGTCGCAGACGTTGATAATTTTACCTACGCCATTGCTGGCCGGTACGCCATTACCCACGGGCTGACTGTAGATGAGTGGTACTACCTGAGTGCTGCCACAGCGGGTGGGCTAACAGCCACTGAGCCTTCTATCTCTCAGCCTATTGTCTACGCCGAAGACGCGACCCACCTTTCTGTCTATGCGTATCGGCCCAGCTATAGTTCCGCAGCTACAGTTCTGATCCTAACGCCAATAAAAACTGCCGCATATACCGCCGTAGTAGGCGATCTAGTTCCTATGAGTACCACGGCTGCGGCAAGAGTGCTGACTCTTCCAGCCAGTCCCGTGGTAGGGGATAAGGTTGGCTGGATCGATTACGACGGAACCTTCGCCACTAACAATTTAACAGTTGGCCGCAACGCCAAGAATATTATGGGGCTCGCGCAGGATATGGTGGTATCAACTAACAATGCAAACGCCAGCCTTATCTATGTAGACGCGACCAAGGGGTGGATGCTGATATGAGTAATTTTACAGATTTTATTGGGGGAGGGGGTGACTCAGTCGAGGAGCTGTTTGACTTGTTGAATACCGCAGGCGTAACAGGTTCGCAGATTGATACCTTCAGTAATACCCCCCAAGGGCAGGCTGCGTGGGCGCAAACCGGTTTTCTTCCTGATTCGGTGGTAAACACACAGACCCTCATGGAGGGTATAGCGGCTAGTTCTGTCGTTATGAATATCGTTATAAGCAGTTCAGGGATGATGGGGAGTGTTGTAGCTAGTTCTACTGCTATGACAGCTGTTGCAGCTAGCTCAACTGCTATGACTATTCTTGCAGCTAGCTCAACTGCTATGAATCTTGTTATTGCTAGCTCAACTGCTATGAATCTTGTTATTGCTAGCTCAACTGCTATGACAGCTGTAGCTGCTAGCTCTACTGCTATGACAGCTGTAGCTGCTAGCTCTACTGCTATGACAGCTGTAGCTGCTAGCTCTACTGCTATGACAGCTGTAGCAGCTAGTTCAATTGCTAT